AGAAACTAAAACCCTTACAGCAGGAATAGTGCGTTATAGTATACCGACTGATACAAAGTCTGTAGACTATAATACATTTAGAATAGTTAAGGATAATGACTTAGGTAACTCAGGTGGCAGATTAACTATACTAGACTATAATGATTATGTTAATAGTTATATAAGTCAAGAAGATGAAATAAATTCAACTACTGCTGCAGAAGCTATAGATGCATCTGAAACAGAAATAGATTTAACAAGTGCAACTGGTTTTGATAGTTCAGGTACAGTATTTATTGATAATGAGCAAATTACATATACAGGAATTAGTACTAACACATTAACAGGTTGCACACGAGGAGCAAACTCAACAACTGCAGCTACACATGATAATGGTGTAACGGTAACTCAGTTTACTCAAGGAGGTTTACCTAGACATATAGTTAGAAGTAAAGATAATAATTATTTATTATTTCCATTTCCTGATAAGTCTTATTCTTTAAAATTTGATTACTATACATTTCCATCCGATTTATCTTCAGATAGTGATACAACTTCTATACCTGCTAGGTTTGACCCAGTAATTATAGATGGTGCAACTGCATTTGTATATCAGTATCGTGGAGAGACACAACAGTATCAACTTAACTTTGCTAGATTTGAACAAGGCATTAAAAATATGCAAACATTACTTGTAAATAAATTTGATTATGTAAGGTCTACTTTTATACCTCGCACAGCACACGGACAAATAACCACTAGTCTTGGAGTAGTCTAATGCCTGATATGTCACAGGTTCAACCAGTAGCATTTAATTGTGAAGGTGGGTTAGTTTTAAATAGGTCTACCTTTTTAATGCAAGCAGGTGAAGCATTAGAACTAGTAAACTTTGAACCTGACATTGAAGGTGGTTATAGAAGAATAAATGGTTTTGCTAAATATAATACAAATGTAGTACCACAAACAAGTGCATCAACAGAAGAAGTATTACTGTCTTGTATATTTAATGGCACTATAATTGCAGCTAGAGGAGAAAAAATATTTTCTGCAGCAGCAGGAAGTGGCTCTTGGACAGAACGAGATACAGGTAGAACAAGTGCAGGTGTATATACCTTTGAAAGATTTAACTTTGATAATAACGACAAACTAATAGTAGCAGACGGAGCAAATGCACCTACAGTGTTTAATACATCATTCGCTGCTACAGACGTAAGTGAAAGCTCTGTATCTGGCTCTAAATTTTTAGCTGCATTTAAAAATCATATGTTTTATGCAGGTAAATCTTCTACACCACAGACTGTAGTATTTAGTCAGCCTAACGATGAAGATGCTTTTAATACTGGTAGTGGTGCAGGTAGCATAAAAGTTGACGATACTATAACAGGTCTTAAAGTATTCCGTGATAATTTATTTATATTTTGTCAAGATAGAATATTTAAACTATCAGGTTCTACTTCAAGCGATTTTGCAATAACACCAGTTACTAGAAATATTGGATGTGTCAATGGACAAACAATACAAGAATTTGCAGGTGACTTAATATTCTTAGCACCTGATGGATTACGAACCGTTGCAGGTACTGCTAGAATTGGTGACGTTGAATTAGGTACAATAAGTACACCAGTGCAGTCTTTATTTAATAATAATATAGCTAACGCAAGTGGTTTTAGGTCAATAGTTATACCAAACAAAACACAATACAGAGTATTTTTTACAAAGTCTGGTGTAGCACAAACTGTAACAGAAGGAGTTCTAACTTCTCTCAGAGGTCAAAGATTTGAGTTTGCTAACTTAAAAGGTATTAGACCTACATCTACAGATACAGTTACAAGTGCAACAGAAACTATTATTATACACGGTGGAGAAGGTGGTTACGTATATAGGCAAGAGTCAGGTAACGATTTTGATGGTGCTGCAATAAACGGTAAATATAGAAGTCCAGATTTAACATTTAATGACGCAGGTATACGTAAGCACATGCAAAGGGTTTTAGTTAGTTATAAACCTGAGTCATCAATAGACGCAGACTTGTTTTTAAGATATGACTTTGAAGACCCAGATGCACCAAGACCTGCAGCTTACTCTCTTGATGCTGCTGACATTGTGGCGATATATGGAACAGGCACGTATGGTACAGCTACTTATGGAGGACAGGCAGAGCCATTGTTAAGACAATCAGTAGAAGGTTCTGGATTTACAGTGGCATTACGAGTAGAAGATGGTGGAGTAACAGCACCATACTCACTAAAAGGATTTCAGTTAGAATATCAACTAGGAGCTAGAAGATAAATGGGAGCAACTTACACAAGACAATCATCATATAGTGACGGTGATGTTATCACAGCCGCACACACTAATGACGAGTTTAATCAGTTATTAGCAGCGTTTCAGGCAACTACAGGTCACACACATGATGGCACAGCAAATGAAGGTGGACCAATTACTAAGCTACTTGGTAACACACTTACGTTTGGTGCAGGTACAGCAGGTACAGACATAACTATCACCTTTGATGGTGAAAGCAATGACGGTGTTCTCAAGTGGATGGAAGATGAAGACTACTTTGAGTTTTCAGATGATATACTTGTAGCCTCAAATGAAAAAATACAGTTTCGTGATACTGCCATTACTATTAACTCTAGCACTGATGGTCAACTAGACTTAGTAGCTGATGGTGCTGTGTCTATTGATGCAGGTACAGACATTATACTAGACGCTGATGGTGCAGATGTTTTATTAAAAGATGCAGGTACACAGTATGCATCCTTTACAAATAGTTCAGGTAATCTTGTAATTAAATCTGGTAGCACTACTGCCATGACTTTTGACGGTGCTAATGTTACATTCTCAGGAACTGTGACAATAGGTAGTGCAGGTATATCAGAGGCAGAGTTAGAGATACTTGATGGTGCTACTGTAACTACTGATGAGTTAAATATACTAGACGGTGTTACAGCTACTACTGCTGAACTTAACATTATGGACGGTGACACTTCAGCTACCTCTACTACAGTAGCTGATGCGGATAGAGTTGTGTTTAATGACGCAGGAACTATGAAGCAAGTAGCAGTTACTGACTTAGCTGCATATTTTGACGATGAAATAACTGCAATGCCAAATCTAGTCACCACTGCTGCAACTACCGTTGGTGCATTAAATAGCGGTTCTATAACAAGTGGCTTTGGTACAATAGACACAGGTTCTTCTACTATAACAACAACAGGTGCTATTACAGGTGGTTCTTTAGTAGCAGATAATATAACTATTGATGGCACAGAGATTGATTTATCATCTGGAGACTTGACAATAGATGTTGCAGGTGATATAATACTAAACACAGATGATGGTATAGTTTCATTACAAGATGCATCTGCTACATTTGGTTCACTAGAAAACTCATCAGGTAACTTAGTTGTTAAGTCAGGCACAACAACAGCCTTGACATTTAGTGGTGCAAATGTTACAATAGCAGGTGACTTAACAATTAGTGGTGATGACCTAACTATGGGTACTAACACTAGTGGTCACATCATGGTAGCAGACGGTACTAACTTTAATCCTGTAGCTGTATCTGGTGATGTAACAATGGCATCAAACGGTGCAGTAACAATAGCAAATGGTGCTGTTGAAACTGCAATGATAAATGCAAATGTTATTACAGGACAGACTGCTGAGACATCCCTTGACTCATCTAACGATACATTACTCGTACATGATGCTTCTGCTAGTGCGTTAAGAAAGACAACACTTGCATCTATATCTTCTGCTCTAGGTGGTATCACAGACGTTGTGGCAGATACAAGTCCTCAACTTGGAGGGTCACTGGACGTTAATGGTGAGGATATAGTATCTACTTCTAATGGTAATATTACACTAACACCTAATGGCAGTGGTGTTGTAAGAATAGATGGCTCTAATGGTATTGACATGCAATCAGGTGCTATATCTATTAAGAACTCTGGAGCGCAGTCCTATGTTAGATTTTATTGTGAATCATCAAATGCACACTATGCACAATTACAAGCTCCTGCTCACGCAGATTTTTCAGGTAATACAACACTAACATTACCTGCTACAACAGACACAATCGTTGGTAGAGCTACTACAGATACACTTACAAATAAAACATTAACAAGCCCAAAGATAAACGAAGATGTAGCAGTAACAGCCACAGCAACAGAGATAAATCTATTAGATGGAGTAACATCTACAACTTCAGAACTTAACATATTAGATGGTGTTACATCAACTGCTTCAGAGTTAAACTTAGTTGACGGTTCATCTGCAAGTACAATAGTAAATAGTAAAGCAGTTATATACGGTTCTAGTGGTGAAGTAAATGCAACAACATTACAGATAGCAGGAACATCTATTACATCAACTGCTGCTGAATTGAATATATTAGATGGTGTTACCTCAACCGCAGCAGAACTTAATATTTTAGATGGAGTTACATCCACAGCAACAGAACTAAATGTTATGGATGGTGATACGTCTGCTACATCCACAACGCTTGCAGACGCAGACAGGTTAGTAACAAACGATGCAGGAACAATGAAGCAGGTTGCATTAACAGATGTGAAAACATATTTAACCAGTGCAGGGTTTGCTACAGACGACCCCACGGCACTTGCGATTGCCCTTGGATAGTTAGGAGAAACAGATGGCAAATACATTTAAAGTGGTGACATTCGCAGCAGAGCCAAACGCTGCAGGTACACCCTACACAGTTTATACAACACCTTCAAGTACAACAACAGTTGTGATTGGATTAATATTAACTAACATACACACTTCTCAAGTAACAGCAGAAGTTGAGCTTGTTAGTGATACATCAGGAGGAGGTAGAGGAGCTACAAATGGCACAGCCTTCTTAGCTAAAGATGTACCTATACCTGTAGGAGCTTCATTAGAACTATTGTCAGGTGGTAAGGTTATACTAGAAACTACAGACGTACTGAAAATTGACTGTAGTGTAGCAGATAAACTATCTGGAGCATTAAGCATCATGGAGATAACATAATATGCCCTATATTGGAGTAGAACCAGAGTCTAACTTTCAGACTGCTCCTGCTGTTGTCAGGTTCAGTGGTGATGGTTCAGACACAACCTTTGCACTAGGTAGAACTATTGGCTCTGTACAAGACATACTTGTATCAGTAGATGGTGTTATACAGGACACTGCTGCTTATACTGTACCTGATGGGTCAACACTAACCTTTAGTGCTGCACCTTCTTCTAACTCAGGTAATAATATCTTT